TATAGGAGAGTTCAGTGTATGAAACTCACTGACAGTTATTGACACCATACGGAACAAATAACTCTTTTATTTATACATAATTGCTTTTGAGACTATCAGTAACTGAAGCCTCTAAAGTGTCTCAATAGTGTCAGCGAGTTTCAAAATCTTCCAAATGCCTTTCTTCACTCTGTTCATTTTGTCCACCAATTCGTTCAACGAATTTGGTGTGGATCGTAAGGTTTGTGTCAACCTTGAGTCAGCATATCGCACTGGTGAGAAGTTTCTGAGTTGCGATAATGTTTATGGTTATGTGATTACAAAGCATCAGAAAGATTCTTGGCAAGTTATCACTGAGTATGCACCTGGAGTTGATTACACTATCGGGGAGCACAATGGTGTGGTTTTTATTGAAGAAGGAAGGGCGCAGTTTGTGATGGTCTGACCTGCGACCTTATCAGTAACTGAAGCCTCTAAAGTGTTCCTATGTTGTAAGGACGCAAATTGACATGAATTCGATTCAACATCTGGAAGGTCTTGCAAATGATCTTCAACGAGCAGGATTGCAAGTTAAAGTAACAGTTTTACCTTCGACGACTAAGTATCAACGAAAGTCTGTTTTAGGTGTTAAAATGAGAGCATCACGTCGTCGAGCAGGTAAAGCTCAAATGCAAGATTGCAACAAGTTTTATCATAGTTCTGGTCACAACTAATAGTAACTGAAGCCTCTAAAGTGTCTCAGTAGTGTGAGGCACCACTGCTCACAGATCTTCTCAAAATCAACAAAATGACTGCTACTCTTCAGACTCAAACTTATAACGGTTGGGCAAACTACGAGACCTGGAATGTGTCTCTGTGGATTGGTAATGACCCGGGTCTTTATAATGCTGCAAAGTCCTGCACTAACTATCAAGAACTCGTGAGTCTTCTGTATGATTGTGGTTCCACAAAAACACCCGATGGTGTGAAGTGGACTGATGCAAAGATTGATGGAATTGCAGTCAATGAGATGATGAAATCTCTCTGACTTAAGTATCATTCACTCATGTCGTATGAGTATAAACTAGGCACCTTACAGTTCATTACTCTTTTCTCTCTTTATTATGTCCAAGTCTGTTGCTCTCGGTATGCTTCGTCAAGGTCAAACAGGTGCTCAAATCCTGGAGATTCTGAATGTTCTTACTACTGAAATTGAACAGGAAAATATTCAAGATTGTGCTGATCATTATGCTGTTATCAGTGAAAACTTTGAGTTCTGATTGATACTATCTCACGGAGAGTTCTTGACAGTTCTCTCCGTTTTTGTTAGACTTATGTAACACCGTGATGACAGTGTTTTGCGGTTGTGGTTGATATCGTCGCGGCGGCGATGTGTATATAAAAACGCCTAACTACCCTAACCTACAGAGGTGACAAATCGACCGATCAATATCAAGTATAAAAAATTTTTCCGGAAGGTATGAGAGGTATAAAAAGAACGCGCCATCAGAGACCATATTGGAACTTTTGGAGAGTTGTATTTGCTGGTTGGTGTATACGATATCCAAAGCAAGTAAGTCGAGTGATGTTTACCACACTTGGATTTTTATTCATCTTGATATATAATGCAGTAATGAATTGACATTACAGAAAAAAAATTCCGGAGAAATTTTTCACATGGAAAAGGTATATCACATATATGCAAAGGATAGGTGTTTATTTCACTCATTAAGAGAAGAAGAATTTAAGAACACTTGGAAACAACTCAATAGTATGGTTGGTTTAATGAAAACTGATTATACTACTGAGGATTTGTCATATGAGGAATTAACACTCTTAGTAGAAAATAAGAATGGACCTGCTGGTGGTTCTTCATATTGACAAGGTACATATAAACTGTTAAACTGACACTGAAGTTACTTAAAACTTATGGCTAAAGGATTCTCTGTAAAGACTGTTCCTCCCAAAAAAGAAGCAGCGGAAGAATGGAATATTAATGCAATTAAAGAGCGTATGAAAGGTAAGAGTATTGTCTTTTGCCTTCCTGGTCGAGGATGTTCTTTTATTTTTCTCAAGAATTTTGTACAACTTTGTTTTGATCTTGTACAAAATGGAATGAGTATTCAAATTTCTCAAGATTACTCTTCAATGGTTAATTTTGCACGTTGTAAATGTTTAGGTGCAAATGTACTTCGTGGACCAAAGCAAATTCCATGGGATGGTAAACTTGAATATGATTATCAACTTTGGATTGATAGTGATATTGTATTCAATACTGAAAAGTTCTGGCAACTTTGTGATATGGCTATCGCAGAAGATGGTACAGAAAAAGAAATTGTAGCAGGATGGTATGCAACTGAAGATGGACGCACAACTTCAGTTGCTCACTGGTTAGAAGAAGATGACTTCCGTAAAAATGGTGGAGTGATGAATCACGAAACTGTCGATTCTATTACAAAGCGCAAAAAACCTTTCACTGTTGATTATACAGGTTTTGGTTGGGTACTGATTAAAAAAGGTGTCTTTGAAAATCTTGAATACCCTTGGTTTGCACCTAAAATGCAAGTCTTTGAAAGTGGTAATGTTCAAGACATGTGTGGTGAAGATGTTTCATTCTGTCTTGATGCAAAAGAACAGGGATTTGAGATTTGGTGTGATCCTCGCATTCGCGTTGGACACGAAAAGACTCGTATTATCTGATGTCTGATCAAAAATATTGTATCAAATATAAAGGACGGAAGATTTATAAGGACCTCTCTGCAGAAAACTGTACAGAGGTTCTTCAAGACCTCTCAGAGAGGTTTTATAATGGTGAAGATATTCATCCAGATTTTATTGAAGTAGAGGAAATGACTTATGGCACTGAAGAATAATGTTTTCCAATCCGGAAATCCGAAGAAGACCCGGCAAGGCCGCTCGTCTAGAACGCTTCTCTCGGCAACATCTCGTAATGGTAAAAAGAAAGCCTATCGAGGACAAGGAAAAGGATGAATTAAGAGGATACTTCGGTATCCTCTTTTTTTATAACTAGTACTAAGAGTTTAGGATTCTTTATGCCTTGTCTGATTTGTAACTTACCTTCACAGGAAGTATGGGTAAGAAAAGAATATTTAACGGATCATCAAAGTGGACATGGTGAATTTGTAAAAGGAGTTTGGGTCAGTGCAAAATCAATGCCTGGTCGTGCTTTCTATTTTGAAACTTATCTACCAGAGTATGCAGCAATGTATGACAAATTGCCTGTCAGTGCCTTCTGTAGTCGCCCGGAGACGCCTTCTCCTGACTTAGACCTACCTAACCTCCAATTCTGGAATTGTATGGACTATGGAGTTGTTGCTGTACAAAAACAATTCATTGGAAGTATGGATTATGAGGTGTATACACGCGATTTTGGTACTCAAAGAGGTACATATGTATGTACTTTAGATAATTATCATCAAGATCCTGATGTAATTGATTATGCAACGAGTGAAAATCCAGCTGAACATAAGTCACATAACTTAATTGAGTTAACTAATGGTCAATTTGCACTATATCCAAACAATCGAATGCGGATATATGATAATAGTTTGACACCAAAAGAACCTAAAAAACCAGATTTTAAGGTTTCGACACAATATTACTCTGTTGAAAATGGATATGATCGACTTGGAATGGGGAATGAGGACGAATATTTCTGGAAAACAGCAAAAGAAAGAGAAAATGCTCCTAAAATTGTTGAATTTTAGTGAATAAATAAGGTAGAATTCGCATATTCAATGCCAATAGAGCGTGTCAGTAAGTCATTTAAGGACATTAGTATGTCCTTTCAGATTAATCCATTGACTTATGATCTTATTGCTATTAAAAATGAGACTGCAATTGCTCGCTCTCTTCGCAATTTGGTTCTTACAAACCAAGGAGAACGATTTTTTGATAATAATTTAGGATCAAGAGTAAATAATTTACTATTTGAGAACCTTGATGATATTACTGCATCATCAGTAAGAAGTGAAATTGAAAATGTAATCAATAATTATGAACCAAGAGTTGAATTGATATCCGTTGAAGTAAAACCAGATTATGATAACGGCGAACTTAATGTAGTAGTTAGATATTATATTGTAGGAATTGATGCTCAACCACAGCAATTATCATTCGCATTACAACCAACACGATAATGCCATTAGTTAATTTTGCAAATCTGGATTTCGACCAGATCAAAACATCCATTAAAGACTATCTCAGATCTAATTCAAATTTCACGGATTATGATTTTGAAGGATCTAATCTTTCTGTGATTATCGATACGCTTGCATATAATACATATATTACTTCATACAATGCCAATATGGTATCCAATGAAGTATTCATTGATAGTGCAACATTAAGAGAGAATGTAGTATCACTTGCAAGAAATATTGGATATGTTCCGAAATCTAGAACATCTGCAAGGGCAAATATATCTTTCTTTGTTGATACCTCAAATTATACAACTCAACCAGAAACAATTACTTTAAACAAAGGCAATGTATGTTCTTCCGTTGCTTTTGGATCAGAAAACTATATTTTTACAATATTAGATGATAAAACAGTACCAGTAGTCAATAATATTGCGTCATTTGAAGATATCGATATCTATGAAGGTACATATGTAACAACAAGTTTTACTGTAGATTCATTTGATCCAAATCAAAGATTCATCTTA